CAGTTATTGCATTATCAACTTCTTTCCAAAATCTTTCAGAAAATCTTTCAGTAACAGTAGAAAGCTTTAGAGATGCAATAAAAGAGTCTAGTAAGTTTGATAAAATTGTAAACAGTATAAAAGGTATATTTGGACAAGCATTAGAAGATGATTTTTCTAAAAGCATTAATAAACAGATTATACAAGGACTAAAAGGTATTGTAGATCCAAATGTAAAAAAAGAAGCTGAGTCAAAATTAAAAGAATTACTTAATGTTAATGAAGTCACAGAAAATAGCTTAAAAGCCTCAACTAGTGGTATGGGTACTGCACAGTTAGCCAAAGTAGGTAAAGACATAGCTACAGTATTTGAACAAGCTAGTATCGCAGGACAGAAAACAGCAAATGCACTAGTAAATGTAAAAGACGGGTTTAAAGCTTTAGAAACTAGTTATACAGAGTTATCCAATTCTTTAATGCAAAAAGATTTACTGTCTAATTTTGGAAAAGATTTAGCGTCTCAAGGATTTAAACTTTCAGAAGCTTTTAAAGATCCTATTGCAAACCTATCAACTCTACAAGATCTTTTAACTGATATCAGTAAAATTAAGTTGCTTTCGCCAGAATCACAGCAGCTTATAATGGAAAATCGCGATGCCTATATTGCATTAATTAATACTGCAAAATACTACGAACAGCAAATTGCTAAATCTGAGGCAAATATTGCAAGTATCAGAAAAGCAGTCGGAAAAGACAATACAGGAGTAGTAGGCAGAGACGTAATTACATCAGAAAACAGAAACATAGAAAAAGCAAGATCTAGGTTAGATGAAACTCGTCAGCAGATGACAGATTTTAGTAAGATATTTAAAGACGCTGCTGAAAACTCTATTAAAAAAGGTTTTGAATTAATAGAAGGTGGATTCACTCGTGCAATGGCTCAAAGCGTATTGAGCTCACAAAAATCTTTACTAGATAAACTACCACAGACTGCTGAAACTGCTCGCCTAGGTGCGAAATTAGAAAATCAAAAGATTGATATAGATATTCAACAGATTACAGAAACACAGCGCTTAATTAAAGAAATGGAACTACTAAGACTTAGTGGTGAACGAATTGCTTTAGAGCGCAGTCGCGATGAAATATTAAAAACAGCAACAGGCAGTGTAGCTGACGCAGCTAGAAATAATCCAAGACTAAAAGAAATAGAAGCTCGAGAAAAAATCTTAACAAGTACTAATATTAGCGCTGACATTAAATCAGGAAAAATAGAGCGTACTGAAGAGTCTAGAAAAGCTATGCAAGAGCAACAAGGTGCTTTATCAAAAGTTACTCAACTAAGACAGCAGAAAGTAATGAATACTATTGCTGGCGAAGTATCGGGCTTAGAAAGCGGATTCGCAGCAGCTAAAAGAAAATTAGACAATGATTTAAAAGAGATCATTAATAACAAAGAAGCGGAACTGCGTGGAGCCGAGTTTAGTGCAAAAACACTGGAAGATCAACAAGCAGTTATCAATAAATATATTGAACAAGAAGACGCAATTAAACGCGCACTTAATAGCTTAGACAGTGTTAAGCAAAGCGCTACCTCTAATTTAATAGTACTAGAAGCACAAAAAGTTAAATACAAAGATGTTGCAGATTTAGCAGTTAAAGCAGTTCAAACAGCCAACGAACAAGTCACCGCATCTAACCAACAATTTGATGCAGCAAAAAACACGGCAGATCAAGAGCGTGCCAGAAAAGACTTATTAGCAGTTAACCTACAAACAATGGGTCAAACGATTCAAAGTTTAGAAACTCAAGTAAATTTAAATAGAATTTTAAATGAAACTGATAGTGCATTAGTTGGTATACAAAAAGAAATCTTGCAAACTCAAGCTGAACTTGGTATAATTACTGCAGAAAACTATCGAGATCAGCTTATAACCATTGAGCAAATGAATCGTGTTAAACAACGCGATATTAAACTTGAGCAATTGCAAAATAACTTGATTGCAACACGACTAGATTTAGCCAAACAATTACTTGATCCTAAGAACGCAGGTGATATTGCTTCTATTAATGCTAAGGCGGAAGCAGCTTCTAAAGCTTATTTAGCTGAAGTTGATGGTGTTAATAAAGTATTTGAAGCCCAAGAAAAATCTAAAGCCTTAACAGAAAGTTTAACAAATCGTCAAGTTGCTTATGGCGAAGTATTCAAACAAAGCTTTGAAGGCATGGCCGACGCCGTTATTGAGTTTACTAAAACTGGTAAACTAAATTTCAAAGGCATGATTGATTCCATGATCGAAGGCCTAATTCGTTACGAAATGCAACAACAAGCTATGTTGGCATATTCAGCCGCTAGGCCTGGTTTAATGAATTTTGTTGCTAGTATCTTTGCTAGTCCTACTGGAATAGGTGCAAGTCCTGACGGCATTAACGTAGGAAACAATCTTTTAGTACAAGCTAAAGGTGGAGTTTATGATGCTGGCTTAACACAGTTTGGCAAAGGCGGAATGTTTACTAATTCAATTGTAAGTTCTCCAACACTATTCAAATTTGCTAAAGGTACTGGACTAATGGGCGAAGCAGGTCCTGAAGCTATTATGCCACTAAAGCGTGACAGCAATGGTAACTTGGGAGTTCGTGCAGGCGGTGGCGGTGGAAACGTTGATGTAGTTGTTAACAACTATTCTACTGCACAAGCAGAGACTCGCGAAACTGTTGATAGCCGTGGTAATCGTAAGATTGAGGTTATGATCGGTGACATGACAGCTGGTGAAATTGCCCGCAACGGTAGTGCTTCACAAAAAGCTATTCGTGGAACTTTTGGACTACAGCCTCAGTTAATTAGGAGATAATTATGGCATATACGTATACATGGCCACCAACACTTCCACAAAGCCCACAAAAAGGATTTACTGAATCTATAGGAGCCTTAATTATAAGGACTCCTATGGATGCAGGTCCTGCCAAAGAACGGTATCGTGGACGCAGGCCCGACGAACTGCAAGTTTCGTTTGTTATGACAACTGCACAAGTAAGTGATTTAGAAACATGGATTGTAAATACACTTCGTGGCACTGCCAGATTTGGCTTCTTACATCCCAGAAAAGCTACCACAGTAGAAACACGCATAGTGCCACAAGGCGACGGCGAACTATTTAAAACAGCATATTTAGCTCCTGGATATTGGAACATATCCTTAAAACTAGAGATACTACCATGAGCAGACTAACCACAATGTCGCCAGACGCAATTCGTGCGATTTTTTCGCCAGAAGCAGACAGCGACTTGCTTTTCTTGTTAACAATATATGACCCAATTAATCCCAGCACAGTAGTTGCACGATTGTCAGACGGATTTACAAAACGTATTAGTGAAACTGCAGACGAAGTTGTTTATGGTGTAACTAGCCGTAGCCAAGATTTTATTTTCTTGCCTATGGAAATTTCACTTCCAACTGAAGAAGAAGCACAAGCTCCTCGTTGTTCAATTATCCTACGTGATGTTACACGTTATGTAATACCTATCGTACGAACTATTGCAGGTCCGCCTAGTGTAAAAATGGAGCTAGTGCTATCCAAAACTCCAGATACAGTAGAAGCTAGCTTTAGTGGATTTTATATCAGTAATTTTTCTTACAATGCTGACTCAGTAACTGCAGATCTATCAATGATAGATTACGAACGTGAACCGTTCCCAATGCACTCGTTTACACCAGCATATTTTCCAGGAATGTTCTAATGTGGCAAAATAAATACATAGGCATACCTTTCCTAGATAAAGGTAGGGATACAAACGGCATTGATTGCTGGGGATTAGTGCGTCTTGTTTACAAACAAGAGTACAATATTGATCTACCTAGTTTTAGCAGTGATTATGAAGCTGATGATACTGAACGTATGAGAGATCTGTTTGCTCAGTACAAAGAAGGCTGGGAACAGATTGAAGAACCTACAGAAGGTTGCATTGTATTATTTAATATTCTTGGTGTAGAATCACATATGGGTGTTGCTGTTAGTAACACCCACTTTTTGCATGCGCGTGACAAATACACTAGCGCAATCGAATCTTTTGACTCTGTGAGCTGGCGTAATCGCATCACAGGGTTTTACAAGTACAGTGAAAATAAAAGTGCAATTTTAAATGTAGTACCACATCCACTACGTACAGAACGTTTTACTGTACCTATTTTACCAGGTACAACTCTTGATAAACTAGCTAACTGGATTAAATTTGAGTATAAGATTGCCGAAGAGTTAGTCAGCAAAATTACTATCATGGTAAATGGCATTGTTGTAGATCCTAGCAAATGGTCTACAACCGCACTAAAGGACACAGATCGTGTTGAATATCGTGCTGTTCCTGGTAAAGGTAATACGCTTCGTTTAGTGCTTGTACTAGCGTTAGTGGCTGCTGCGCCCTGGCTTACTACCCAGGTAGGTATTGCTATGGGAGCTACAACTGCAGGAACAACTGCAGCTGCTTTTGCTGCAGCCAGTCCTCTTGCTTATAC